TAAGTACCCCCTTGCAAAAAATTTTGTTCTATGTGTATACTGGTGCATCGGTCACTAAGACTTGCGAACAATATGGAACTTGAATTGATGCCCGAACTGGGTATTGAGATCACGCCTGACATGGCGTATGTCGACCTGCGGGAGCGGGCCGAGGCTGCGTGCCGTTCGATTGAACTGTTGCAAGACCATGGCTTAGAGATTCCCCCTGAAACGTCTGAGGACAAAGAAGTAGCCGCTGCGTTAACTGCAGCCTATGCGGTCAACCCACAAACAACGTCGCAAAAAGCCAACAACGCCAACACATCGACGTTAACACCCCCTTCTTTACAAAACATTCGGTCGTACCTAGATGAATATGGCCGTGCAGTGGTCAGCCATGCGGTTGAGTTACGCCACACAGTGACAAACAGGTTGATCGAGGAGTCAATGAGCGCTGACCCCCGCATCAGAATCCGTGCATTGGAGTTGCTGGGTAAGATTTCAGACGTGGGGCTGTTCACCGACAGGACAGAAATCACAATTACCCACCAGACAACCGACGAGTTACGCCTAAAACTACGTGAAAAACTGCAAAGACTGGTCAATCCACCCACTGTTCAGGACGTCGAGGTCATACTAGAAGGCGACATCATCGATGTAGATGCAGAGTTGGGGCTAAATACGCCAAAAACAGCAGAAAAAGCCGAAATTTTGGCTGAAAACACCCAATTTGACGACGATGTTGCCCCAAGTTGACACTTTAGATTTTACGGAAGAGGAAATCCGGCTAATGCTGGACAACTTGGACTCGTATTCGCCTGAAGAACAGGCGGAGATTGACAAGATTGCGGACATTTTGGACAGCCGCAAGACTGCCCGTGCGTGTTATGACGACCTGATTGAGTTCTGTAAGCACATGCAGCCAGACTACAAGGTGGGTAAGCATCACCGCATACTGGCTGACTTATTGATGGACATTGCCGAAGGTAAAAAGGACAGGGTATGCGTAAACATGCCGCCACGCCACGGCAAATCACAACTCGTCTCTATTTATTTCCCCGCTTGGTTTATAGGTAAATACCCTAATAAGAAGGTGCTGATGGTTTCCCACACCACAGACCTTGCCGTGGACTTTGGCCGCAAAGTTAGAAACATTATTGACAATGACAAATACAAACAAATATTCCCAACAGTCACCCTTGCAATTGACAGCAAGTCCGCCGGAAGATGGAACACAAACATGGGAGGAGAGTACTTTGCTTGTGGCGTCGGTTCTGCTCTGGCTGGCCGTGGTGCTGATTTGTTGCTTGTCGACGATCCTCATAACGAGCAGGACATCATCAATGGAAACTTTGATGTGTTCGATAAAGCCTACGAGTGGTTTACTTATGGAGCCCGTACTCGTCTTATGCCGGGCGGACGAGTTGCCATCATCCAAACAAGGTGGCACCAAAACGATCTAACAGGGCGCGTTACGGGGGACATGGGTAAGAACGAGGACTCAGACCAGTACGAGGTGGTTGAGTTTCCCGCTATCTTCAATCAGGGGACAGACAACGAGAAACCCCTGTGGCCTGAGTTCTTTGACCTCAAAGCACTGTACAGAACAAAAGCTTCGATGCCTACGTTCCAGTGGAACGCCCAGTACCAGCAAAACCCCACCTCAGAAGAGGCGTCAGTTGTCAAGCGTGAGTGGTGGAACATCTGGGAACATGATGACCCACCCCGATGCGAGTACGTGATCATGAGTCTGGACGCGGCAGCCGAGAGCCACAACCGTGCCGACTTTACCGCGCTCACGACGTGGGGAGTGTTCTTCAACGAGGAGGAAGGGTGCCACAACATCATCCTGCTCAACGCCATCAAGAAGCGGATTGAGTTTCCTGAACTGAAGAAGTTGGCACTGGAAGAATACAAGGACTGGGAGCCAGATGCGTTCATCGTGGAGAAGAAGTCCTCGGGGACGGCACTGTACCAAGAACTGCGCCGCATGGGTATGCCCGTGGGAGAGTACACCCCACACAGGGGTAGCGGGGATAAGTTAGCGCGGTTAAACTCCGTGGCAGACATCGTGGCTTCTAAACTGTGCTGGGTTCCACAAACTCGCTGGGCTGAGGAAGTTGTGGAGGAGATCGCAGGATTTCCGTTCATGAGCAACGATGACTTGGTGGACTCTGCAGTGATGGCACTCATGAGATTCCGTCAGGGTGGGTTTATCAGACTGCCGTCTGACGAGCCCGATGAAATTAAATACTTTAAGTCACGTCGTCGTGGCGGTTACTACTGAGGATAAATCATGGCAACAAACATAGACAAGAGTCTTTATTCTGCGCCGCTGGGCATTGACGCACTAGGCGAGACTGAGGATGCGATGGAGATTGACATCGTTAATCCAGATATGGTGACTCTGGCCGATGGCAGTGTGGAGATCACACTCGTGCCTGACGATGCCGAGGATGGTGAGGACGAGTTCAGCGACAACTTGGCTGAGTACATGGATGAGGGAACACTTGCAACACTTGCAGGTGACCTGACTGAGTTGGTTGATACCGACACAGCATCCCGCAAGGAATGGTCAGACACGTTTGTCAAAGGTCTTGAGGTGCTAGGGTTTCGCTACGAAGAGCGCACCGAGCCTTGGGATGATGCGTGCGGTGTGTACTCCACAGTGTTGGCTGAAGCGGCAATTCGTTTCCAAGCCGAGACAATGAGTGAGACGTTTCCGCCTGCTGGCCCTGTCAAGACTAAGATCATTGGTAAGGTAACTAAGGAGAAGGAAGAAGCGGCTAATCGTGTCAAGGAAGACATGAACTACCAGTTGACAGACGTCATGGTGGAGTACCGTCCAGAGCACGAGCGCATGTTGTACTCATTGGGACTTGCCGGTTCTGCGTTCAAGAAGGTGTACTACGATCCAAGCATGGGTCGTCAAGTGGCTATTTACATTCCAGCAGAAGATGTCATCGTGCCTTATGGTGCGTCAACTATTGAGCAGGCCGAGCGTGTTACGCACGTGATGCGTAAGACAAAGAACGAGATGGATCGCTTGATGGCAAGCGGGTTCTATTGTAAGAAAGACTTGGGCGAGCCGATTGCGTTTCACACAGACATTGAGAAGAAGAAAGCCGAAGAGGGTGGTTACACGCTGACTAATGATGAGCGCTACACACTGCTTGAGATTCATGCACACTTGTGCATTGATGGTGTAGACGATGAGGAAGACGACTTAGCAAAGCCATACGTGGTGACTATCGAGCGCGGTACACAAGAAGTTCTTGCTGTGCGTCGCAACTGGGAACCGGACGATGAGTTAACACGCAAGCGTGACCACTTTGTGCACTATGTGTATGTGCCCGGGTTTGGTTTTTATGGCTTGGGTTTGATACATATTATTGGTGGATATGCACGCGCCGGAACTGCAATTATTCGCCAATTGGTGGATGCAGGAACACTGTCTAACTTGCCCGGTGGCTTGAAGGCACGTGGCCTACGTGTAAAGGGTGACGATACACCGATCGCGCCGGGAGAGTTCCGTGATGTGGACGTGCCGTCAGGGGCAATAAAAGACAACATCATGATGCTCCCATACAAGGAGCCTAGCCAGACACTGCTTGCGTTGTTACAACGTATTACTGAAGAAGGCCGACGCCTTGGCGCGATCAGCGATATGAACATCAGCGATATGTCTGCTAACGCACCTGTAGGTACAACACTTGCACTGCTTGAGCGCACATTGAAGCCGATGGCCGCTGTACAAGCACGCGTGCACTACGCGATGAAACTAGAGTTCAAGTTACTCAAAGAAATCATCGCCGACTACGCACCTGAAGAGTACACATTTGAGCCAGAGCAAGGCCCCCCACGCGCACGCCGCGACGACTATAAATCGGTGGACGTCATCCCTGTGTCTGATCCCAACGCGTCAACAATGGCGCAGCGCGTGGTGCAGTACCAAGCGGCGTTTCAGATGTCAGAGAAGGCTCCGCAGATTTATGACTTACCGTATCTGCACCGCCAGATGCTTGAAGTGTTAGGCATCAAGAACGCTGACAAGATCATCCCAATGTCTGATGATCAGAAGCCACGTGACCCTGTGTCTGAGAACATGTCAGCACTTGTGGGCAAACCGGTCAAAGCGTTTATCTACCAAGACCACGACGCACACATTGCAACGCACACGTCGTTTATGCAAGACCCGATGATCGCAGGAACAATCGGACAGAACCCCATGGCACAGCAGATCATGGCTTCACTGCAAGCACACATCGCCGAGCACTTGGCCTTCTCGTACCGCAAACAGATTGAGGAACGCCTTGGCGTGCCACTGCCCCCGCCAGACGAGCAGTTGCCAGAAGACATGGAGGTTCAACTTGCACGTCTCGTTGCGGACGCTGGCAAACAAGTTACACAGGCTCACCAGCAGCAAGCCGCGCAGCAACAAGCGCAGCAACAAGCACAAGACCCGCTGTTCCAGTTGGAGCAAGCCAAGGTCAAGATACAAGAGATGGAAGTGTCCCGCAAAGCTGCAAAAGATCAAGCCGATTTACAACTTGCAGAACAAAAACTGCAGTTGGACAAAGACCGTGTTGAGGTTGAAGCAATGAAGGAAGGTATGCGGGTAGAAGCCCAGCAAGACCAAGCCAAAGAACGCCTCCGCCTTGATGCTTTAAAGGTGTTATCAACACCACAACAACAGCCCAAAATGCCGGGCAGTGAGGAGTAATCCATGGCTAAAACCGTCTATGACGTGCTGATCGCAAAATACGCAGAGGATGTGCTCTCTGCAACACAGTTTCTGGCAAACGGAGGGGCTAAAGACTACTCTGAATACCGGGAAGTGGTGGGTAGGATTCGAGGTCTCCAACTTGCCATGCAAACAACTCAAGACCTTTTGCGTTCTCAGGATGAAGACGATGACAATTGAAGTTCAAACCGCTGTTACCGATGACGAATTGGAATTACAACTTCCAAAACCCGTCGGCTACAAGCTGCTTATAGCCCTGCCTCAAATTGAGGAAACAATCGGTGATATGGGAATCATCAAGGCCCAGAAAACAATCAATGAAGAAATGCTCATGACTGTGACTGGTTTGGTACTCGACATGGGGGCACAAGCGTACTCCGACAAAGACCGTTACCCAGATGGGCCATGGTGTCAAGTTGGTGATTACGTAGTCTTCCGCGCTAACTCTGGCACCCGTGTCCGAGTGAATGGTGTTGAATACCGTCTCATGAATGACGACTCTATTGATGCCGTCGTTGCCGATCCGCGTGGCGTAACGCGTGCTTAAGGAATGAACTATGGCGTACCAACAAGTACAGTTTGAGTTCCCCGATCCCGATAAAGCGGAAGCCGCTGATAAGGGTGTAAAGGAAAAAGATAATGGTGATTTTGAAATTACCATCGAGGGTCGCTCAGACCCTTTGAAGGAAGACAAACCTGCCAAGCCTGAAAGGGCTGAGAAGGAAGAATCTGACTTAGACATCGAAGTGGTTGATGACCGCTCTGAGGATGACCGTGGCAAGCAAAAGTCTAAGGCTCCTATGGAGTTGACTGACGATGAGATGGAGCAATACTCCGAACGGGTTAAAAGACGGTTGCAACACTTTAGTAAGGGGTTTCATGACCAACGTCGCGCTGCGGAGTCTGCAGAACGTGAACGTCACGAAGCACTGCGTTACGCCCAGCAACTTGTCGAGGAAAACAAAAAACTTAAAGGTACGGTCAATAAAAACCAAGAAGTTTTGCTTGACCAAGCCAAAAAACAAGTTACACAAGACCTTGTAAACGCAAGAGGTAAGTACACGCGGGCTTACGAAGCAGGGGACTCAGCAGCCCTCGTAGAAGCACAAGAAGCGCTTACAAATGCCACACTTAAGGCTGATCGTGTAAATAACATCAAATTACCCCCTTTACAAACGGAAGAATCTGATGTACAAACTACATACAACACCCCAGAACCGTCTGTTGACACTCGGGCTACGGCTTGGCAATCCAAGAATAAGTGGTTTGGAGAAGACGATGAGATGACAAGTTTTGCGCTGGGGTTGCACCAAAAACTTGTCAAACAGGGCGTCAACCCGCAATCTGACGATTACTACGAGAAGATCAACTCTCGTATGCGACAGTTGTTCCCAGAGCAGTTTACTGACGAGAGCAACGACCTAGAGATTGAAGAGCCTCGCCGTAAGGCGAATGTTGTTGCACCGGCTACACGAAGCGTCGCCCCTAAAAAGATTACGCTGACACGCACGCAGGTTGCACTGGCAAAAAAACTCGGAGTGTCTTTAGAAGACTACGCCAAACAGGTTGCATTGGAAATAAGGAAACAAAATGGCTGAAAACAGACTAAATCGTGAACTGGAAACTCGTGAACAAACGGTTCGTAAGCGTAATTGGATTCGTCCAGATACGTTACCCTCCCCTAATCCGGAGCCGGGCTATGACTTTCATTGGGTTCGAATCAGCACACGTGGCGAGTTAGATGCTATGAATGTGTCCCTTAAACTCCGAGAGGGCTGGGAGCCCGTTAAGGCAGTTGATCACCCCGAGATTTTTGTTGCTGGAGTCGAGAATGATCGCTTCAAAGACAACGTCGTTATCGGTGGTTTGATGCTTTGCAAAACCCCTTCCGAGATGGTAGAAGATCGCAACGGGTTCTTTCAAGATCAAGCTGTGTCTCAAATGCGCTCGGTAGACCACAATCTCATGCGCGAAAATGATCCTCGTATGCCGCTTTTCAACGAGCGAACAACGAAGGTGACTTTTGGCAAAGGTACTTAATTTTATAGGAGCTTAATATGGCTTATCCCACGGTAGACGCCCCCTACGGGCTAAAACCTGTAAACCTGATTGGTGGACAGGTATTTGCGGGCTCAACCCGCTTGATGCAAATTGCAAGTGGTTACGCTACTAGCATTTTCTATGGTGACTTGGTAAAACGTGTTGCTGATGGAACTATCGAAAAGGACACCGGCACGACAACTGCCACTCCTGTAGGTGTGTTTCTAGGCGTAAGTTTTACTAACCAGTCAACTGGTCAAGTTCAACAACAACAGTACTATCCAGCCAGTACAGCAATTGCTTCGGGGACTAAAATCTTCGCTGTGGTCGCTGATGATCCTGATACGCTGTTCCAAGTAGTCTCTTGTTCTTCAGGCACAACCGTGGCTGGAATGGGCATTTCTGCTATTGGTAACAACATTGCTTTGATTCAAACCGCTGGCTCTACCATCACTGGTAATTCATCAGTGGCAATTGATGAAGGCACTCAAGCTACTACCAATACGCTGCCTATCCGCATCATTGATGTGGTTCGCGAGACAGCAACAGGCGCTGATACATTTGTTGAGTTTATCGTCAAGATCAACGCAACCATGCACCAGTACAACAATTCTACTGGCGTATAAGGAGCATAAATCATGGCTATTTCACGCGCACAACTACTTAAAGAACTTCTTCCCGGCCTGAACGCATTGTTCGGTTTGGAGTACAAGAAATACGGCGAAGAGCACAAAGAAATTTTTGAATCCGAAACTTCTGAGCGTTCCTTCGAAGAAGAGACCAAGCTGTCTGGCTTCTCTGCTGCTCCTGTTAAGAACGAGGGCTCTGCCATCGCTTATGACAATGCGCAAGAAGCGTTTACGGCTCGTTACACACACGAGACTATCGCGATGGGCTTCAGCTTGACTGAAGAAGCTATCGAAGATAACTTGTATGACTCTTTGTCCGCTCGCTATACAAAGGCTTTGGCCCGCGCTATGGCTTACACCAAGCAAGTTAAAGCTGCTGCAATCTTGAACACTGCCTTTACAGGCGGCCCCACTTATGGTGACGGTCAAGTTCTTTGCTCTACAGCCCACCCCTTGGTTTCCGGTGGTGTTAACAGCAATCGTCCTACAGTCGCTGCCGATTTGAACGAGACTTCTTTAGAAGCCGCCGTTATTCAAATTGCTGGTTGGACAGACGAGCGCGGTTTGTTGATCGCAGCCAAGCCCACTAAGTTGATTGTTCCCCCAAGCTTGCAATTTGTTGCAACCCGCTTGTTGGAAACTGAACTGCGTGTTGGCACTGCTGACAACGACATCAACGCATTGAAGAACAACGGCTCTATCGCTGGTGGTTACGCAATTAACCACTATTTGACAGACACCAACGCTTGGTTCTTGTGTACTGATGTGCCTAACGGTTTGAAGCACTTCGTTCGTACTCCATTGCAGAACAGCATGGACGCTGACTTTGACACAGGCAATGCCCGTTACAAGTCTCGCGAGCGTTATAGCTTCGGCGTTTCTGATCCTCTGGGCATCTTCGGTTCGCCCGGCGCTTAATATTTCTTAGGAAATATTTGAAGGGGGGCCTTGTGCCCCCTTTTCTTTTGTTGTATATTGTCTTTAATCCGGGCTTATCCGGTGTTCTGACAGTCCCGGCTGACGACATGCAGACAGAACACCTCA